AATGGTTTTTAAGCCTTCGGCCACCTGTTTTGCCATCTGTTCAGATTGCGCCTGCTGTCCCTGCATCTGGCCATAAGCCTGCTGCTGCTGTGCCGGAGGAAGTTGCTTTTGCTGAGGCGATAAAAACGCATTCATCTTCCCAATATCAATATTCCGCTGGGCAAGAGCGTTTTCAACGGCGATTCTATTTGCTAAAATCTGAGTTGGAGCCGAAACCAATCCCATAATGTCCTGCATGGACGGTTGCCATACTTGATTCGGTTTCTCCGGATGTGCGATAAAATCATATTCGCTCATAAAACTCTCCTTTTTTAGTAAACAGCCCAGCCGGCATTTGACCAATCGAATCCGCTGTTGTTCAAATTACTATACATGAGAGCATTCGTTAATCCGCTATTCAGAGAACTTCCCATATTTGAAAGCCCGGTTGACCATGCGTTTGCAGCTCCCACCTGTCCGGCAGCCAGAGCATTTCCAGCTCCAACGATATTGTTTCCCATGCTCTGTGCTGTCTGCGCGCCTACCTGCTGATTACCAAAGGCTTGTGCCTGACCGAGACCCGCAACTGCGCTCAAAGGTTGATACCATTGGCTATAACCCTGTCCCTCGGCCTGAAGGGCGTTTAATTGCGCCTGCTGCTGCAATCCTGACTGCATATTCCCACTTCCCAGCATTCCCGATGCCGCATACTGCGCCGGCGCATTCTGAAGAAGAAGCTGGTTTGCTCCGAGCATAGACTGATAGGCGGGACTGTTTTGAAATTGGTTCATCGTATATCCGCCCGCCAGCGTATTGATCGCCCCCGGAGCCGCTTTCTGCAAGGCCAAATTTTGAGGCTGATTAAGCCCCTGTTCATACATCTGATATTGGAGATTCGCGGCGTAATCCTGTGCGCCCGCAGAGGTCTGGGCTGCTGACTGTGCTGCTCCTGCCTGTGTGGTCGCGCTATAAATCCCTGCGCCTGCTCCAATGACTGCTCCTCCGATAATTGCCGCCATAGCCATTTTACTTTACCTCTCTTATTAAAAGACATCTTCCGGGCTCAAAACCCTTCTTAATCCAATGGACTTTTTCACCTTCGTAACAATAAAGTTCTAAAGCGTCCACTCCCTTTGAAATTAAAAATTTCATCCCTTCCTCTACGAGATCATGTCCGATTCCCTGTCCACGGTATTCTTTTTTAAGTATAAGGTGTTGCGCCATTCCCATCTTCTTGCCGTTGGCCGGCTCCGCGTAAATAACGCCATCGAGAAACCCGACAATGCCGCCATCGTCTTCGGCAACCTTGATGTAATAATTCTTATCGGAGAACCTTTTAAGCGCAATGCTTTTCCACATGGAAAGGTTGGGCGTCCACTCCGGGTGAAGCTCGTTCACGCCCTGCTCCCAAAGCTTCGCTATCCTGATGATGTCGGTTTCCTTCCCGTCTCTTATGAGCATATATACCTCGACAAATCAGACCATTTGCTTACCATGGGCTCTCCTCCGATGGTGTTATACATAACCACGGAATCTTCCCTGTCCTGAGCCGTTTCCCCAGGGATTCCCCCCATGAAAAAAGGAGAATAAGCGATGTTGTTCTTTTTCAGGATTCCCACCGTCCGCCAAATATCCTCGTTGGTCACTCCCTTATTTAAGGTTGCCCGCAAACTATCGCTGCCGGTTTCCACGCCGAAGCCGCACGCCTTCAGGCCATGCTCAATCATGAATTCAAGATGTTCCGGCTTGATGTCCGCCCGGATGTACGATTTAAAAGGAATGTAGAGATTTTCCCATTGGTCTCGCCACTCTTTCATGTAGTAGGGCGGCAGCTCCTCCATCATGTAAATCAGGTCGGGCTTATACGTCTCGTAAAGATACGTCAAATCCCTTTCGATGGTGTGCTTAATCCGTATTTTTTTAGGCTGAAACTGCACCATACAGAAATTGCATTTTCCCCATCCGCATCCCCTACTGGACTGATAAGGAATGATTCTCAATCCCTGAAGGAATTTATACCCCCGGTGAAATTCATTCCCGACAACCCGGCTTAAATCGTTCATTGGCAGGCCATCAATATTTTCCTGATAACAGGAATTATCAAAGATAGCTGTGTCTCCTGTTTTCAGATAATCGGTTATCGTTTCGGCCTCTCCCCGGCAGATATGATCGTACAGCGCCGGGTCAATGTAAGCTCCCATTCTCGCATAAACTCCGCCGACCAAAACGATTTTGCCGAGTTTCTTTGCGGCTCTCATATAAGGCTTGGCCAGCTCATAATCGTCATGGGTAATAAAGGAAAACCCGACGAAATCATGATCAATCATCTTTTCGAACCATCCCGGCCACAGAGGCTCGTAATCCGCCTCGATGCCTTCCTTTTTGCAGATCGCTGTTAGCAAAGAGCACGAATGAGAATAAGGAACATAAAGTGGAAAATACGAAAATAAAATCATTCTCCTCCCTCCATAACTGCTCCGATCAGAACCGTTTTTGTCGGCTCGCTGAAAGCCACCCGAAAAACCCTGTCTCTGGCATAGCCTAACCGCCTCCAAATGAGACGTGTTTTGTATTGTCCGATTGCTCCCACCGACGCCTGATAATCGTTTGACCAAGTATGCCCTCCATCATTCGACCATGAAAGTTGAGCCTGAGAATTCAGCCAGTACGGAGTGTTGGTCGTGGTCTGTAAGGTTTCCGTATAGGGCGCATTGTACGTATAGGGATAGGCGGAGGTCGGCGGAGTGAAGTTTGCAGTCCACCGGGCGATGCCGTTGCTGATACGAAGTTCATCAATGTAACCGTTAAAATAGGCATATCCAAACCAAGAACTGTTCGTTGACCCGATTAAAAAAGGCGTATTTAAAAAAGGAAACGCTTGAAAACCGATTGGGGTGACATCATATAATGGCAACGAATTCCCGTTGGCAAAAAGATAAATATTAGATTGCTGCCGAACCACCGCAATATGATAAGGTGTGTTTGCGACGGGCGTGAAATTTGCCGTATAGCTAAAAACTGCCGAGAGGTTCATATCTCCATAAAAAGACAGAGCGTTCACAGTATATTCAAACACGATAGCATTCGATGTGTCGGGGACTTGTGCGAAAAATGTCTGCCAAGTTCCGTTGGCGGGAATAACCTTCGGCCTAAACCAAAAATCAATGGTGAAGTCGTTATTGCCAAAATTAATCGCGTTTGCAGGGATGGAAATAAAATCCGTTGTGCCGTTTAAAAGCAAAGAGGCCGTACCGAATTCTGACCATGCTGTGCTTAATTGGGCATTTGCCGTGGGAGTAATCGGATAATTATTTAAGGACGAATCCACCATGTTTGCCGAGCCGTTTGTCCCGTCAAAATGAGCCAAGAAAGCCAAGTAAGGGTCTGAATTATAAGCCGGGATGTTGATGTTGAAAAATCCTCCGGTTCCGGTCACTCCGGGCGGGCCGCCTTCAGCGTCAATAATAAGCCTCTTGAAAAACAGATTGTTCAGGGATTTCTTATCTGAAATATGCTGCGCCTGCCTGATATTGATAATCGGCTGGCCGTTGTCCGTGTAAATGCTCGAAGACATCTTATAGATATTTCCGCTTTGCCAATCCCCAACGTAGTGATTGTTATTGAAGAAACAATAACAATTACTGATGTGCCTGTTTATCTGGTAAGGATTATTGGAATAAGTTGATCTTTCGTGGCACATCTGGGTAGTGGCGTCATAAACAAAGGTCTGGTTTGCAGAGGGCGATGTCAGAACGTAAAAGCTATGCCCGCCTTCCGAATAACAATACCCAAACGCATCGTCAAGCCTCGGCCATTGGCTAATTTGATAATTTATCGCCACCGGGGAAACCACGCTGATTGAGCCGCCTGTTAACTGGCAAATCCCGATCATTTCTCCCTGCTCATTATTCCTCACGCACCCCAGCATATAGAGACTGCTCTGCATCCTTGCCACAGACCACTCGGCGGGAGTCCCCGCGTCAATGACGCCTGCGGCCACTCTCGAATAAGGAAATCCGACTGCGGTGGCCACGCCGTTATTGTACCAGCACTCCGACGTGTTCTGCTTTATGAACCAGATTTGCTCTGACAGATCAGCCACAGTCTTCAGGTTGTCTTTTGAGGAGGTCGCCTGCGCGTAAGCCAGAGAACCCCATGTCGTCCCGTCGAAAAGATTGGAAGCGTAGGAGATCATGGAATTGCCTATCGTCACGATAAAGTACCCATCCAGAAAAATAACATGGGTCGGCGCGCCCGTCCATGGAGCCGAAATCGTGGTTAGCGTTGTAGAAAAAACTCCTGAGACAACATTGTAGATATAAAAAGCGGTTCCATCCGCGATGGCGAGCTGATTCCCCCCGAGCCCATTGGATGCAAGCCCGTTGTCGGCCATGGAAATTCTGCCGATTGAGGTCTGCAAGGTCCCGAGGACGACTGAATAAACTCCTCCGGTATTCACCGAATAAAGAGAATTCCCGATGACGACATACATCAATCCGTTAAAGGCGTGCATTTCCCTGACCACGGAAGCCCCCGTACCCGTAAAATACTGAGTCCCCGGCGTCCCGATCAGGGAGACAACATCCTTTGAATCTTCCTGATTAATTTCAGGATAGAAATTGATGCTCCGGTCGCAAGCGATGTTGTTGCTTCTCGAATTGTAGGTAGGGCCGATAAAAGGAATCCTCATAGTGACACCTTTGTGTTAGGGAGATTTAATTTAATATTTGGCTCCCTTTCTCTAAAATACTTAAAAATATCATTCGCCTGATTGTATATGTAATTTGTTTTCCCCGGAGTAAACTCCGTTCCTTTGTCCGTATAAGTCCATTTTCCACCCTCTAAGCCGTCCTTGGCATACATACTTTCGTTGGAAAAGGAAATGTGGTTCGGTTTTTTGAACCTGTCGGTTGAATGTCCTGTTTTTTCGTCATAAAGTCCTTTTTCACCTTTATGTAGAGCCATAAACAGACCTTGAATATCGTAACTTTTTGCATCCAATCGGACATCATACCCCTTCTTCTGACTTTGCTGCTGCACCCATCTTAAATAATCGGGCATTAAGTCCGGGGGAATAGGCGTATTATATTTATCGGACAAATCAACCATCATTGATAATCCCCTGTGTAGATGTTAAACACTGATTTCCGAGGAGGCACTTCGACCTGCGCCCTCGGCAGTTCATGATTTGTCTTTTCAATGACGCACATCGCCCTTGCCGCGAGAACTTTTATATCCTCCGGGATAGGCTTGTCGGATTCATGGTATTCCCGCCACAACCTGATCGCCAGCTCGTACTTCATGGCCTCTCCATACTTCGCTTCAAAAGTGACCTGCGAAGTTAAATTTGAAAAGTCGGTGAGCTGAACCTGCATCTGCATAAATACGGTATAGGCAATCGAAGCGTCCGGGGTATAGTAAAACAGAACCGTTCCCATCTGAGACGCCTGCTGCGCGGCTCCGGCGTCATAGCAGAGGGCAATCGGTCTCGAAGACGTGATCATCTTGTCTCCATAAGAATCGTATTCTTCCCTCGAAATGATGTCCAGACCCGTATCAATATTATTGGCGTCCCGGAGAAAGGCGGAAGTGATGTCCACCGGCTTCAGCGTATTGAAATTCCCGCCCGTCCCTATCGTGTAAGAGTATTTTCCTGCCGTAAGGACATTGGAAAACTGGATAGTTCCTCTGACCATCAATCTCCGGGCAGACCACAGTTCCAGCATGAGGTTTAACGCCTGCAACCCGTCCATCATTTCATCTGAGGAGGGGACTTCAGACTTTCCGATAACGCCGATTATCCGCATGGCCGACTTTACGATGTCGGCGCTGGTTAAAAAAGACATAAGTTACCTCTTTTTATTCCGGCGCTTCATAAATGCGCCGATTGATTCTTTCCGTTCCTTGCCTTTTACAAGTCCCTTTTCCTTGGTCTTAGCAAAATCATGGAGCTGATTTTTGCTCATTTTCAGCACTCCCTTGTTTTTCTTGTTGAGCTTTTCCGGGTGATGCTCCGCTATGGCCATCATCTGCCTTTGTTTCTTGCTTTTTGCTGGCATTATTCGGTCTCCTCAAAACGCTTTTGTGATGCGGTTTCTTTCTTTTGTTCACCTTTTTAGGGGCTTCCGTAGAAGGCATGGGCAAAGGTTCCTTTACGGGCTTTACCTTCCCTTCGTGAGCCTCCCATCGTTCAAATCCATACCCCATGGCAGCATATTTCTCTGCCTCCTGATGGCTCTCAACAACACGATAAGCTCTTGAGCCATCGTATTTATACATCATCCTCGGATAAATGTTGCTCATATGACCTCCCAGATTTTTTATTTTACGTCTTTTTCTTCGCCGCAATTCCTTTTTTTAATCCACTTTTCAGTCCTTTCCAGCTTCTTTGCGAGCTTCTTTTTCACAAAACCCTGATGCTTCGCCAATGCCGAGTGTTTATGATTCCCCGGCTGAAAGGGAGCTGCGAGCTTAGTGGATTCTATCTTAATTTTCTTTCGTTTTTGCGCCTTTTTAAGCTGCATTTTTTGTGTGCGTGTTTATCAAGGATGCGTCCCCCCGTTTAAGTTAGCCTTTCTTTTTGTCTTTGCCGATGCCGACTTTTGTTTTTGAAAACTCAGCATAGCCATAACCCTGATCAAACCCTTTTTTAGTGTTCGCAGGGTGCGGGGCATTCCCCTTTTTGTTCCCCGGACGCTGGTTCGCCGGAGTAGGACTGTTCCAAGTCATTTTTCTGTCCTCCTTTCCAAGATTTTGATAAAAATGGTGTTAAAAAATGCAAATCGTTTTCCATCGTATAGAGTCCGTATCTCGCAGCGATGGCTTCTCTGTATCTCGGGTCTTTGTAAGTCGCCATGGGAGAATCGTCCTGACATAAAACGCATTCAGAAACGTCATATTCCCCTCTTTTTACTTTTGGCGAATAATTCCTGATCTTTTTCAGCATTAAAGGGCTGATTTCGTCCTTTATTGACGTAGAAACCCTCTTTTTCAGGGGCATTGCACCGCCGCAGAGCATACAATACTTTTCCATCTGGCCGGTGAAGTCCTTAGGCGTCCGAATCCACCATCCGGGCTCTACTTTCCAGCCATCCTTCGCATTTTTATTGAGAAGCATGGAAAGCGCCGCCGCGATCTCGCAGAAAAACGCTCCATGGGGATTGATCGAAGCGCTCCAAGAGAGCTGCGCCCAGCATGAATCAATCATTATCCACTTAACCCATCGGTCAATGTCCTTAATTTCCTCTGCGGAAACCAGAAACGGATGGTGCATGATGTCGTCCCGGGTGTGATCATTGATAAAGATGTTGCCGAAGGTCTCCACGATCACGTCCCGGTAATGCTCTTTTTTGGGAGGGAGGCAAGTCCACAACCCGGTTTGTCTGGGAGGAATCTTAGAGTGCAGGTAATTGCACATCTTTTCAAACTCAGGATGTAGTAAGGGCTCGCCTCCCATAACTCCTGTCATTTTCGGATAACCGACCATCGAATCCACAGCCTGCTTAAAAGTTTCAAAGTCCATCATGTAGGGCTTCGGGGTGTGATTGACAAAACGGGTGCAGTTCGCGCAGTTTCTCGGGCAGGCATTCGTTATTTCAATCTGAATCGTGTCCATGCTGACCAAAGTTCTCATAGCATCGCCTCCCTGAAGGAACAAATCGTTTCCTTCAATCCCGCAGAAAGCGAGACCCCGGGCGTCCACTTTAAAATCTTGGAAGCATAAGCCACATTGGGGATTCGTTCCTTGTCCAATCCTGTAAAAGAAGCGTAGTTGATGGGCGATTTCGAGTCACAAAGCTCGATAATCTGCTCGGCAAGGTCTTTAATCGTGGTAATGCCCTTTGCCCCTGTAACCAAGGCGTTTCCCAGCTCGACGGGTCGGTTGGGATTGTCCTCGATTTCCATGAAGGAATGTAGTGCCCGAACCATATCGTTAATGTAGCAAAAGGAATCCACCTGACTCCCATCCCCGAAAATCGTGATTTCCTGATTCCTTAGGGCTTTCACGATAAAATTGGGGATAACCCTTCCATCATCGAGTTTCATGCCGACGCCGTAGGTCGAAAACAATCTGGCCACCCTCACGTCAACCTCATTGCTGTAAAGATAGCACAGGTCTTCGGCTACCTTTTTCCCGTCAACATAGCAGGAACGCGCATTTCTTGATGGGTAATAGGCGTCTGTGTTGATCGTGGACGTGAAAAGTACCCTTGCGCCGCATTTTTTGGCCAGTTCGAGGACTTTATAGGTCCCCTGAATGCTCGACATCAAAACTTTGGTCGGATTGATCTTGTATTTTGCCGGCGAGGGAGTGCCGGCAAGATGATAAATCCTGTCCACTTTCAATTTCACGTTGTCCACATCAATATCCCTGACATCGCAGGGAAGGGTTACTATGTCCGTATCATCAAGGATGGCATGATGATCTGCTAAAAGTCCGTTTTTCAGCGCCTTTATGAGCGCCTTCCCGATAAAACCGTTGTGTCCGGTGACTAGTATCTTCATAGCGTCACCCCCCACATCCTTAAAATCTGCTCCGTCCAGATCAATTTCTGATCGAGAGGCCGGTTATAGTCGTGCTGAAGGAACGGGCTGATAATTTTCTGCGTGGCCTGTACGGTTTCAATTCCTATCGGGCAGTTAAATTTCGGAAACAGCTCCGAGAGGACGGTGTGCTTCAGGCCGAACCTTGCAATGTTTCTCGAAACGACGTAATCATCAATCAGACTCTCCGGAGTCTTTTTGATTTTAACAATCTCGTCATTGGTCGGGAAAATATTTTCCACGCATTGCTCGTAAGTCAGGTCTGAAAGCTCCACCGGCTGCCAAATATCCCTCGTCAGGTCGGAACAAATAATAAACCATGTGCCTTTCCCGATAAATCTTCCGTCCCTCAAAAACGGAACGTCAGGCCGGAACCGCATGGGCGTAAAGTCATTGGAATAACCCGCGCAGGTGGTGTCCCTCGGAAGCATAGCGGTAACATCAACGAAATCCGGATGAATCATGGTGTCCGCGTCGAAAAAGATAGACCAATCATCATTTCTGGTTTTCATTAAGTCCCATATCTGAAACTTCTCGTAGGTCGGGTATCTGTCGGGATATTTCCGTTCTTCTATGACCACAAAATCCGCCTCGATTTTTCGGGCATAAGCCCTCATGAGTTGAAATGTTACGGCTATTAAATCCGGTGCGTAGCCCTTCAATGCCAAAGTGTAAATCGTCTTCTTCATATCTTCCTCCCAGAATTTTATTGAAGGGGGGATTGCTCCCCCCTTTGGAAACTTAGTACCCCTTAATCAAGCCCATTAACTGAGCCGACTGCTGCAATTCTGTGACTAACTGCCAGAGCTGCGAGTAGGTCGGGCCGGCCTGATGGACAATCTGGTACGCCAAAACATTTGCCGAAATGGTTGCTGCCGGAGTCGGGAAGTACGCAAA